TCGAGCTTCTACCAGCCCGTCTACGAGGTCTTCCTCTACGAGGCGATTGCCTCGGGGAGGCTGGCGGCCCCGGGTTTCTTCGCCGATCCGCTCGTGCGGATGGCCTACTGCGGGGCCCGGTGGATCGGTCCCTCGCCGGGGCAGATCAACCCCACCGACGAGGTCTCGGCAGCCGAGAAGCGCATCGGGCTTGCCCTGTCGACGCGGGCCGAGGAGACGGCGGCGCTCACGGACGGGGACTTCGAGACGAACCTGCGGCAGATCCGCAAGGAGAAGGCGGCCCTGGAGAAGGCGGGCATCCCCTGGGCGCCCGCCGCGAAGGCCGCAACCGAAAAGCCCGGAAGCGAAGAGGACGAGGACGTCGAGGAGAGGAGAAGCAAAAAGAGGGAGGAGAGGCCATGAAGATCCTCGACATCGTGACATCGCCCTGGGCCATCATGCCCGAGAAGCTCGTCGAGCTGCAGGAGATCTACATCACCCACCTGCGGGGCGAGAAGATCGACCTGGCCTCCGTCGAGGCCCGGCTGGGGCGGCCCCTGAACAACGAGCCCAGGCCCTACGAGGTGACGGACGGCGTGGCGGTGCTGGCCGTCGACGGCGTGATTTCGAAGCGCATGAACATCTTCCAGAAGATCTCCGGCGGCGTCAGCTCGGAGCTCGTGCGCCGCGACTTCGCGGCGGCCATGGCCGACCCCGAGGTCCACTCGATCGTGCTCTACATCGACAGCCCCGGCGGGGCCGTGGACGGCACCCAGGAGCTGGCCCGCGAGATCCACGCGGCCCGCGGCCAGGGCAAGAACCTCGTCGCCTTCTCCGACGGCCTGATGGCCTCGGCCGCCTACTGGATCGGGGCCCAGGCGCACCGGGCCTACATCTCTGGCGACACGGTCACCGTGGGCTCGATCGGCGTGGTGGCCCGGCACATCGACGTCTCCCGCTACGAGGAGAAGATCGGCGTGAAGACCACGGAGATCACCGCGGGGCGCTACAAGCGCGCCGCCAGCGAGTACGAGCCCCTCACCGAGACGGGCCGGCGCACGATCCAAGAGATGCTCGACCACATTTACAACGCCTTCCTGGCCGACGTGGCGCGGGCACGCCCGCAGCTCTCGATCGAGCCCGTGAAGACCGGCAAAGAGGAGACGATCCCCTGGGCCGACGGGCGCCTCTTCCTGGGCAGGCAGGCCATCGAAGCCGGCCTGGTGGACGGTGTTTCCACCCTGGCCGCTGTCATATCCGACCTTTCAACCGAACCTTCCCGGTGGCTGGCGAGGGACGCCTGGATCCGGGCAACGAACTGCAGGAGGTAACACAGATGGAAAAAACGGAATTCACGGCCGAGACCTTCAAGGCCGCCTTCCCCGAGATCCACGAGGAGATCCGCCGCGCCGGGTTCGACGCGGGCGTCGCCGAGGGGCTCAAGACGGGGCGCGAAGAGGGCCGGGAAGCAGGCGCGGAAGCCGAGCGCGGGCGCATCAAAAGCGTCCTGGGGAAGGTGATCCCCGGACACGAGGCGCTCGTCAGCCAGCTGGCCTTCGACGGCGTCACGACGGGCCCCGAGGCCGCGGAGAAGATCCTCGAGGCCGAGACGGCGCTGCGCAAGACGAAGCGGGAGAGCTTCGTGGAAGACGCGCCCAAGCCGGCAAAGGACGCCGCGGCCCCCGAGAAGGAAGACCCCGAGGCCGAGCTGGAGAAGCTGCCCCTCGAGCAGCAGGCGAAGATCCGGTGGGATCGCAGCCCGGAGCTGCGCGAGGAGTTCAAGATGGGCGGATTTGCGGCCTACCTCTCTTTCGAGAAGAACAAAGGGAAGGTCCGGAGCTGGGAGCAGCCGCCGGCCTAAACGCAACCACAATCAACGCCAGGAGGTACGAAAAACATGGCACTTACAGCAGACACCCCCCGGGCCTACGAGCTCGGAGACATTGGAGCCTATCCTGTTCTGGCATCGACGAAGATCTACGAGGGGGCGGCCGTCGGCCTCTCCTCGGGATACGCCCGCGGCCTCGTCGATGGTGACCGCTTCATGGGATTCGCCATCGAGCAGGCCGACAACTCGGCCGTGGCGGTGAACGGCGCCATCGACGTGAAGGTCCGCACGAAGGGCAAAATGCAGGTCACCCTCGCGAGCGTGGCCGTCACCGACGTGGGCTCGAAGGTCTACGTCTCCGACGACGGCACCTTCTCCCTGACAGCGTCGCCGGGCGAGCTGGTCGGGCACGTCTATCGGTACGTGACGACCGACACCTGCGTCATCGAGTTCTACCAGACGGCCGCCTAGGCCCCACGACACCCAGGAGGTAACGAAACATGGGAGCAACCGGAATCGGAAGGCGAGACATCATCGGGACCTTCTTCGCGAAGGTCGAGGAATATTCCACAACGGGCTGGGGTGATCTCGTGGCCCGCACGTTCAACTCCGACCAGGCGTCGGAAATCTACAAGTGGCTCGGCATGCCCCCGGCCATGCGCGAGTGGCGCGGCGGCCGCCAGGCCAAGGGCATCCGGGAAGACGGCGTGACGATCGTGAACAAGACCTGGGAAGCCACCCTGGGCCTGCCGGTCGACTGGATCCGCCGCGACAAGACCGGCCAGATCAACATCCGCATCTCGGAGCTGGCCCAGCAGGCCGTCAACTTCAAGGCCGAGCTGCTGAGCCTCTTCATCGACAACGGCGGAGGGAGCAACTACGGCCTCTGCTACGACGGGCAGTATTTCTTCGACACCGATCATTCGACGGGCTCCTCGGGGACGCAGACGAACCACCTGGTGGCCTCGGACGCTGCCACCCTCAACGTGGTCACCGCCACGGCCCCGACGACCGCGGAGCTCAACGCCGCCATCGGCAGCGTCATCCAGCACATGTTCGGCTTCAAGGACGACAACGGCAAGCCGATGAACGCGAACGCCAAGTCGTTCCTGGTCATGCTGCCGACCAACATGCTCAATGCCGGCGTCAACGCCGTGGCCTCCCCCATCGTCTACTCGTCGGCGGGCAGCTTCCCGAATGCCCTGACGGTCGCCGAGACGGCGATCGGCTTCAATGTCCGGGCCGTCGTCAACCCGCTCCTGACCGACACGGACGCCTTCGTGGTCTTCCGCACCGACGCCCCGGCCTCCGCCCTCATCTTCCAGGAGGAGGAAGGGATCACGATTGACGCCATCGCCGAGGGATCGGAGCACGAGTTCAAAAACAACGAGCACCTCTACGGTGCGAAGCGGATCTGCAATGCGGGCTACGGCTACTGGCAGTACGCCTGCAAGGCGACCCTGAGCTAGTCAAGGCTCTCACTGTGACCGGGAGCCCTCCCGGTCGTCGAGGGCCGGGAGGGCTTTTTTTCAGCGAGGAGAGAACCATGGCCGTCTACCAGTTCATCTTCCGGGAGCCCTGGCCCCTGGGCCAGGAGGTCCACCCGCCGGGCGAGATCGTCCTCGAGGGCGAGTGCCGGATCCCGAACGTCACCCCCGACAAGATCGAGAAGGCGATCCGCTTCAACGCGATCCAGATCCGCGAGGTCCCCGCGCCGTGCTGCAGCGGCACGGCGGCGGATGCGCCCGCGGCACCCAGGCGGAGGAAACCGAAATGAAGCGCCTCGTCGTCATGGGCTCCGCCCCGTGCCTCGAGCAGGACCTTTCCGCCCTGCTGATGATCAACGACGCGATGGCGGATCCCGATTACTACGACTTCTGTGCCGTGGGCCTGGACTGCGCCGACCGCTTCCTGGGCCGCATCGAGCACGCCGTGAGCTACCACCCCAAGGAGTTCCCCCAGTTCCGCGAGCGCCGCGCGAAGGCGGGCGGGAACCTGGACTACCGGCAGCATTCCCACGGGGCCGTCTCCGGCCTCGAGATCCGGGTCTGGCCCTACTTCTCCCCGTCGGGATCCTCGACGATGCTGGGCGTCGAGGTGGGCCTGGGGCTGGGCTACGCGAAGATCGTGGTCTGCGGGGCCCCGCTCGACGAGAAGGGCTACCGGCGCTTCCAGGAGGGCTGGAAGGTGCGCCTTCCGGCAATCAAGGACAAGACGCGCGCCATGAGCGGCTTCCCCCGCGAGCTGCTCGGCGAGCCGACGAAGGAGTGGCTGGGTGTGTAGCGACCT